ATAAACGAATACAAAGATCAGATTCGAATACTTCGGCAAGAAGTTGCGGAGTTACAGGATGCTGGTAAATCTAAAGATGCAGCTAATAAAAGATGTTTGCAAAAGTTAGAGCATACTAACGAAGATTTAGAAAAAGCAAATAAAAAAATAAAAGAATTAGAAAATAAACTTAACAAAGTGGAGGAAGACCATGATCAAAAAAATAAAAGATCTTTGGGCTAGATTCGTTGCTTGGCTTTTTAGTTGGCAAAGATGATAGAACTAGATACAGAAGTTTGTCAAAAATGTGGGCACCTCTGCCATTGTGTAGAGGCTGACCACGATGGATGTAAGTGTGAAAAATGTGAATGTATATCATCAGATAAATTGGATGAAGAGGCATTTAATGGTGCCTAATGAAATTATCACTAATACTTATCTTATGCTCTGCACTACACTCTACCTGTATGCCACCAATGCATACGGGACTAATGTATGATAACTGGAATGATTGTATGGTTTCAGGTTATCAGCAATCTTTAGAATTTTTACAAAGCTCTGGTTCAGAGCAAGTTAATGATGCACAATTATATGTTAAATTTGTTTGTCTTGAAACCATAATAGAAGAAGATACTTAACCCTATGAAAACCCTCATCTCTACATTACTGTTTTTATTTGTGAGTACATTTGTACTAGCTAATACTACACAAAATAATACCAGTGGATCTAACACATCTATCACTGGTGGCTATACAAGTTCAGCTACAAATACTTATCAAAGTGGTAGTTCTAATAATACAACC